CCTATGACAACGGAACAAGCTCATGGGGTGCTGAGTTAGTCCCAAGCGCTCCAGTCACTTCAGTCAATACCTTGACCGGTGCTGTAGTTGTAAGCGGTGACGATATAGCGGCGGATCATACGGCGGTGAACTATACAGCGTCGAACGCGAACATTGACGGCCATCTCTCAGGTATTGATTCAGCGCTTGGGGCTTCAGTCAGTCCAACGCTCGACAATGTGACTACTAATGGAGACACTACAACAAACGCTATCAATGTTGGAACAATCACTACAAGCGGTAATGTCTTAGCGGATAGTGCTGACACTCGCACTATTGGAGCTGAAGCCACTAGGTTTATCACTTACTACGGTGACATGAACGGAGCGATCAGATTCAAGGCTAAGAATGATGAAGGCGCTCAGATCACCAAGGGCCAAGCGGTATACATCAAAGGCCTAGCAGGTGACGGAACTACTCCAACAGTCGGTCTAGCTGATGCAAATGATTCGGCTAAAATGCCGGCTTTCGGTTTAGCCTTCAATACTGCTAATGATAGTGCAGAGATTCAGATTATCAGTGTTGGTAATCTTGGCGGATTGAATACCTCAGGCTTCTCAGTTGGTGACACTCTCTTTGTAGACACTACAGCCGGAGCTCTAACAGACACAAAACCAACCGGGGAAAGTTCACAGCTTCAAAACATTGGCCGAGTGATCCGAAGTAATAATGGAGCCGGTGTGATCATGGTTGGTGGTGCAGGCCGTTCAGCTGCTACACCTAATCTTGACCAAGATAAAGTATTCCTTGGGAATGCATCAAACCAAGCAGTATCAACAGCTCTCTCAGCTATCGGATTGAGCAAGCTCAATAATGACAGTGGCTTCATCTCAGACATCACAAGCGAGTCACTTAATGACTTAAGTGATGTGAGCTTCACAGCCGGCGCTGGTATTGATAACTATGTCTTAACCTATGATCACGCTACAACATCATGGGGAGCAGAAGCGGCGGCTAGTGCTCCAGTCACTTCAGTCAATACCTTGACCGGTGCTGTAGTTGTAAGCGGTGACGATATAGCGGCCGACCACACAGCAACCAACTATACCGCGTCGAACGCAAACGTTGACGGCCATCTCTCAGGCATTGATACAAAGCTAGGAACACTCTTAAGTGACATCACAGGAGAGAGTCTTAATGACTTGAGTGATGTGAGCTTCACAGCCGGCGCTGGTATTGATAACTACGTCCTTAAGTATGACAATGGGACAAACTCATGGGGAGCTGAGGCAGAGTCAACAGCGGCGGCGGCTTCTGAGACTGTGGCCGGTGTCATCGAGATTGCGACGAATGCAGAGGCGACAGCCGGCACAGCAACTGACAAGGCCCTAGTTCCTAGCAACATTTCTTCGCTTGACTTGTCGGACATGGACAACACAACAGCCGGCTTCATCTCGGGAATCACTGGAGAGTCACTGAATGACTTGAGTGATGTGAGCTTCACAGCCGGCGCTGGTATTGATAACTATGTCCTCACCTATGATCACTCGACGACCTCTTGGGGAGCTGAGGCGGCGGCCGGCGCTTCTGCTCCAAGTGTCACAGCTCAGAACACAACAGCCACACTAAGCGCTCCTAGTGCTGGAACACTCGAAGAGGTCTACACAGTGAACAGCGCAAGCGCGGTAACTCTAACCTTGGTTAGTGCTGCTACTGTCGGTGAAGGCTTCAAATATCAGATTAAGCGATTAGGTGCTGGTGATGTTATAGTTGATCCGGCTTCTACTGAGTACATCGACCACAGCGGACAAACTACGTTTAGCATCGGCGCTCAATATGACTCAATAACATTGATCAGTGACGGCACTAATTGGCTATTGATCTAAACTGAGGAGAGAACATGAGTTATATTGCACCGTCAGCTGGCATTTCTAAACGTCTACAGATTGCAGAAATTACGCTAAGTGGATCTCCAAGCGCTAATGGATATTTTACATTTTCAACATTAGTTGATCATACCTTTGACACTGCACCGACCGGTTTAACTACCAGCTCTCTCAGTCTGCCGGCTGGTGCATATATGTTTAGATCATGCCTAGATGTCACACGTACAAACAGCAATCAAAATTATGAGTTTCAGTTTGAGGCTGATTCCTCTGTGATAGGGCTAAAAGGTCAAACAGGCCTATATAATAATACGCGATCTGATGTATGCGAGGCGGTCTATCAGTCTACAAGTTCAATCACATTAAAATTAAAATGTACTGCTGTTGAGAATAGCGCACCGACCCTAACCACCAATAGCAAGTTATTCATTTGGAGGACTGAAAATTGAGCTACATACAAAGAGTAATCTCTGCGAATGAAAGCCCATTCGCGCAAACATCAAATAGTAGTCAATGGGACGTAAACACAGCGGCAGACACCACAACGGCACCGAATTGGATGACGACAAGCGGAAACGGTTATTCATTCTCAGGTAGTGGGTATGTGTTCGGCTTTGTTGTACCTGCAAATGATACCATCATGTCAATCAGTGTAGGAGATTCGAGCCCAAGTGATTATCAGCGTGGAATGATTATGCATACAAGCACTTCAGCAGCCAGAGTGATGAGTGATGATCAAGCTGTATCCTATGGCAGTAATACAATCATCACTGAGGTGAATGTCTATAATTACCTGAATGATCCCGATTATCAATCAAGTTCAAGAGTCAACGTGATTAGAATGGAGCTTTAGAATATGTCTTATGTGCCTTCTCATAAGGTCGGATCTTTTCCAATCGCAAACCCTACCGCTCTATCTGTTATTGAGCATACTGCTAGCACAAATCAAACTATAACCGTTGGAAATAGAGTTCTTATTGGTACGGTTCACAACTGGCTAAATTCATTTACTCCAACAATCTCAAGTAATCAATTCACGCTACCGAGCGGTTATTATTATTATTTAGAGACTCAAGTTGAGTGCTATATAACAGGCTCAACTAGCTCTACAATGGATCTATCATATCAACATTATGATGAGACAAACACAGCGAACATTGGAACACTAGCCACCAACTTTGGTATCTATGGCTACAGCCAAGATCTTGAGTTGTTTAGTCGTGATGCGTGCGCTAAGGCGCTGATTGATTGCACGACAGCATCAAGAGACATCAGCGTCAAAATTATCTCAAATGATGGCTATGACAGGATCAATTATAACTCAACTCAATATATTTATGCCGGCATGGGTCGAACCGTCATATTTCAACTAGAGGACGCGCCATGATTGAACAACTATTAAACCACAGAGACACAGTTCCTTATGCTATGGGTATAGCGGCTATTCTCCTGTCTGGTGTTGTTGGCTATCTTCTAGGACAACAGGACCCACTCATCATGTGTGCTAAATACATCACTGATGTTGAGATGTGTGAGTCAGCACAAAGAGAGCAGGCAATGGAGCTCGCTGAGTGTAAAGCGAAGAGAGCCGGTGGAGCTGTGCTCGATTGTGAGAAGCGGATCAAGGATGCAGTTGATAAAGCACTGAAGAATCATAAGGACATTGTGTGTGATGATTAATCTCCTCTCAGCTCTCCTGTTCTTCACTCCTCTCCTTCCTGCTGATCTCCCTCCAACTATGATCTATATGGGGAAGGGCCTTGAGCCTGTAGCCACGATCAAGGTCAAGATGGGTCATGTGGTTGGTCAGACCTCCATCCTTATGACTCCATATGAGTTTGTCAGGGTGAAGAGTGCGATTGAAGGCCAAGGTGATCTTTGTAACTGGGCAGTAGAGGAAGCGGTCAAGGCTTGTACTGCTCAGATGGATGAAGAGATTCAGCGAGCGCTTCACAGAGAAGATAACGACAAAGAACTTCTGAAGGCATACGAGCAGAGACTTAAGGTGATTGAAGAAGACTTGCACGCTAGCTATAAGCAGAATAAAATTATGCTATACCTTAGCGCAAGTCTTGGGGCTATCGCTCTAAGCGCTACCACCTACGCCATTCTTAAGTGAGCCTCATCATGGACATGAACGCTATCGACCTTGGAACTATCATTGGTTTTGTCGGCCTGTACCTAAAAACCCAACAAGACAAGGCTAAGGCGGCTGAGGCCCTAGGCGTGATGAAACAACAGATCAAGTCTCTTGAAGACAAGGCCGCTCATGTTGACACCAGACTTGATCAGATAGACGACAAACTAGCTAGTCTATTGGCGAGTAATACTCGCTTAGAGACTCAACTAAACTTGCTATTGAATCACAGGAGAGGACATCACTTGATTAAGACTCCTGTGCATGATGGCTAAACTTTAGCTAGCTCAACTAGCTTATAGTAAACGCTCCAGTCATCAGCCTTCATATATCTTAGCGCTCTTTGACACTCGCTATTGAATCTTATGTCCATTGAGCAGGCTTGACGTACTGCTTCAACAAAGGCCGGCTCATGCATCTTTGGGCCATAGAATGAAGGTGGAGCACTCTCAAGGATTGGATACTCTAGCTTAATTGATTCGTGCATAGAGTCAACAAAGCCTTCTCTGTCATCCTCCCACCAACGCTCAACCCAAGACCAAGACTGTCTGACTGTTCGGTGGATAACATACTTGTAAAAGAAGGCCTCTAGTTCTTCACCGCTCATGAGTGAAGGATCCTCACCAAAGCGCTTAGCAACTGAGTTCACCTCTTCCATTGATATGTTATGCTCATCAACAATACTCCAGAAGCCTTCCTCACTGTTGAACTCATACAAAGGCTCATAGCTCTCCTCTTCTTGTGGAGGCTCAACCGGTTGAGGTGGCTGAGAAGGTGGAGCTGTAAAGGTGGAAGGTGTTCCACCTTTTGGAGCTGCCACAGGCTGAGGAGGTCTTGATTGTCTTGGCGCTCGCTTAAGAGATGGCGCTCTGCTTACATTGATCTCCTCACCAAGTGAGTCAGCGCTTATCCTTGCTCTCTCATCATCGCTCATGTCTGTACTGTCAGCGATCTCATCAGCGCTATAAATACCGCTTACCGCGTCCGGATAGACAGCACGAAGGCCCATAGTTAATACTCGACTTCTCAGCATTTGAAGGGGCATTTGTTGCCAGTTACGATTTCGAGTGAGGCCTTGAGCGTTCGCCATCTCCATCGTATAGGTGAACTCATGAATCACTTCAGCAGGCTCATCAGTTCGACAGAAGTGCATAGTACAGTGTTCGATACTCCAAGAGTCGATCCTCATATATCTGACGAGTCCTGAGCGTCTACAGATACCGGCCATAGCATCCGCGTTGAGAGAGGGCTTACCTCGTAAGCAATAGGCTTGAGTCGAGACAAGGCCCATATCACCACCAAAGTGTGCACCAAAAGCGGCGTGACATTTGAGGAGGTCAGCAGGCGAGCGATCATCAAGGAGTGTTGCGATCTCTTTAGCTTGGTCAAGGTTGCTTGGAATGTAGATTGATTTCATGTCGTTTGTCCTTTTGTCGTTGTCAGAGTCGTTTAGTCGATTAGCATATCAAGGTGATGAGGGAACTCAGGGAACTGCCGAGCGCTTTGTATATCTCTCTCATAAGTGAGAATGTTATCAGCACACCAAGAAACAACCACTTCTCTTGGGATCACCGGAAACTGAGCACCGGTCAAGCGGTGAACTTGATAAGGGCTTAATGAGTAGCTCACATCATTAGCGCACTCATCAGCCGGACTCATACCTCCATTCATATGAAGAACAGAGTAGAGGAACATTGAGAAAGCTAGGATAGCTCCGATAGTGAAGATGTCTTGTAATAGTTGCCTGTCTTGTGGATGTGTCATTGTCCTTGTCCTTTGTGTTGTCTTAGTGTCGGTTGATGTCGCGAGCGATCTCACGGTCAAGTTCTTCGTTTAGTTCGTCTTCGTATTCCTCTACATCATCAGCGTCTAGGTCTTCTGTGGTGTCTAGGTCGTCCTCGAAGTCGTCATTGTCTGGTGTATAGTCATGTTCAAAGTCGTCATACATAGCGTCAAGCATATCTGTCCAAGTGTAGCTCATGATTAGTTCCTTAGGTGCTTAGGGATAAAGTCCTCGGCTTTGTAGTAGTCCTCAGCAAGGCAGAGTTTATTGGCTGTATCAGCTAGCTTCTGAGCTAACTCATCTGAAGGCTTAATGTGGTTGTTAATGATTCTTGAGAGAGTCTCTGGAGAGATCTCACATTGAGCCGCAAGCAAGTTGAGCTTGAGCATTCTCTTTAAGTGGTTTCTTTTTCTGACAATCATTGTTTCTCCTGTCGTGTCAGTCGTTGAAGATGAGGAAGGATTAGCACTTAAGAATATCTATGTCAAGAAAACTTGACGTAAAGTTTTAATGATGTATAAAACTAAGCATAACCTTCACAACGACAAAGGAGACGACATGAAGGAACACGAGGCTAGAAGAGCCGTATTGAAGCGCCAAGACTTAACAGATGGAGATAAGGTCATTATGATGGCCATCCTCATGACAATGGATTGGGACAGCTGGACAAACAGAACATCATTCAAAGCGATTGCTAACCTAACCGGGAAGAAGCGGAGCTCCATCAGCAGGAACATCAAGAGGATTGAGAAGCTCGGTTATATCAAACGCGACTTTATGACTGCCGAAGACTGTAAAGCTCCTGTGATGACTATCAATCAAGAGCGCTTAACCTGTTCACAATCTGTTAACAAGGGTGTTAACGAGATGTTAACAGGGTGTTCACAGGATGTTAACAGGGGTGTTAACGAGGAGTTAACAGGGGGTGTTAACAGTTCGGTAACAGATGGTGTTAACCGCTCGGTAACACTATCAACAACTATTAATAATCAACCTATTTTAAAATCTAATATCAACCCTTGGGGAGTTCCTAGCGAACATCTATGGGGAGATGTTTTGAGAGGAGAGGATCAATGAAGAGTTTAGCTGATAGCATTGAAGGTCTACTCCCTCACATCGAAGCTCTAAAAGAGATTGCAAAGCAGAAGAGAGAAAGTGGAGAGCAGAGAGAGAGATCACCTTTACTCGACTTCAGAAATCTCAACAGCTGTAACCTTGAAGACAATGATCATGTCTATCCATCATCAGCTCGCTTTGAGTGTAAACCTCTTCCATACTGTGGCAGATGTGCTGAAGGCTTCAGCTACACCATTGACTCATCAGGTAACAGAACAGCTCAACTCTGTGACTTCTGCGAGCGACCAAGAAGAAGGATGAAGCGACTCAATGATCTAAACCTACCAGCAGACAGCTATGGAATGAACCTTGATCGCTATGAGTGGGATTCATCAGAGCAAAGACACCGGATTGATAAACTCCTCAGTTGGATGAAGTACCGAGACGACAGAGAGACTCAACAATCTCCAAGCGTCTATATGTGGGGAAGACCGGGAAATGGCAAAACCTCATTGCTCTATGCTCTAGCTAAAGAGGCTGTCTGGAATGACTTCAGAGTTGAGTACACTTCTCACACTCGACTTATTGAAGGGATCAAGCGGAGCTTCAACGGCAAAGACAAGAATCCTCTTGAGACGTGGCTTAATCGTAAGTCTCTTTTACTCCTTGATGAGTTTGGGGGAGTTGGAGGAGCTGCTAATCAGACAGCTTGGTTTAAGTCTGTCACTGCTGACATGATTCAGAAGATCTATGAACATTGGCAAAGAGGACAGTTAAGCGTAGTGATGACAACTAATCTCAATCCTCATGAGCTGTTCAACTCTCTCGACCGAAACATGGCGCTAGTCTCCAGGCTTCAAGCTATCTTTGGTGATCCTCTTCAAATGATCGGAAGAGACAGGAGAATCAATGACAACTCACTTTCTGCTTGGGGAGTGAGATAATCATTGAAATCTTGGTCTAAGTTGGGTCATCCTACTCAACCCCACTAAAGACCATCACTATAGAGTAGCTTGTTTGATTCTTGTTCAACTCTTTCATTTCAAACAACGATCTTTAGTGGGGATACTTCTTGACCTGTGAGAGAATATATTAGATTATATCTTCTCAAGTGAAAGGAGTAGCAATGAGCTACAATGATCAAGGGCTCTACATGAAGCCTAAAAACTCAGGTAAGCGCCAAGTCACGTTTTACCTTAGTGAAGAATCAGTGGCATATTTGAAGAAGGTAGCGTTCTTTAATGATCGCTCAGTTTCTTCCTGTGTCGATAGGGTTCTAAACTATGTCATCGAAAAACATCAAACAGCTACAACAGGAGATCGAACAAGCCTTGATCTACTACAAGTTTTGGGACCAGCACCGGACCCAAATATCATGCGCCACTCAGACAGCGGACTACTTCAGCAGTCGGCTTTACAAGCTGAGGAAGGAGTTAGAGGATGAGCGCAAGCGTCAATGTGGTGACTCTGTTGGGAAGACTAGGAGCGGATCCGGAACTAAAGGCTAGTGAAAGCGCTCGCTTTGTTTCTCTCAGAGTGGCCACCTCAACAAGCAGGCTTAAAGGTAGTGACTGGATAGAGGACACTGAATGGCACACTGTGAAGGTGTGGGGTGATTCAGCTCCTATACTTTGCCAACGAGCGAAGAAAGGAACCTTGGTTCACATCACAGGTAAGCTCACAAGCCACATCTACCAAGATAAGCGATATTGGGAGATTAGGTGCAGGGAGTGGAAGATTGTTTGTGACGGTCGAAAAACTGAGACTCGATCTGATCAGCTCTTAGGCCCTGAGCCTGTCGCAACATGGGGAGAACCCAAAAGCCCTTGGGGTAAATGATCTAAATAGGAACTGACTTCCTATTTAACTGACAACGACAAAGGAAAAGACAATGGGTGTAAATGACTTAAAAGACTTGAAAGAGTATAAACACAGGTTTCAGGCAGCTCTTATTATAAGAGATAAGGAGTCAAGAAACAGAGGGAGATATGAAGCGATTAGAGAGCTTGTGAAGCTAGGTTATGTCTTAAATGGAAGAAGGATATCTTTTGCTGATCTTTCAAGGTGGAAAGCTCCTAAGTCTTTGAAGGACAAAGACTTGTCAGAGAAGCTTCATGGTCTGTTTGAGTATTTCATTCACCACTCTCCAACGCCACCAGCAGAAGGATGCACAGGAGACTTCCCTTTATCCAAACATGAGGTCTCCACAGTGCTCGAATGGGTTCAAGCTAACTTTAACGTCACTTATGAAGAATCATCTATTAGGAAGCTTGTTTTATATCATTATCAATCTGAAATGATCAGAGACACAATCAAGAAGGCAAGAGCAAAGATACGTGAATCTAAGACAGAGGCGATCATTAAAGAACAGTTAGATCTAAATCTATCCACAAATGGAGATCAACTTATTCAAATGGAAAGAAGACTATCTGAGAATGAGGAAGCTCTAAGCCTTGTGCTAGATAAGATTCAGCAACAAGACAGAATCATCTCTCTATTATTGAAACAACTTGAGGAAAAATCATGAGTACAAGTAAGAATCCAAGAAAGATCTCTAAAGCACAACACAGCATTAACTTCTTGACTGAATGCCTATCTGAAAAGAACAGAGAGTTGATGATTCAAGAGGATAAAAACAGATCTCTATTAAATGAAATCGAGCTTCTTAAAAAAGCAAATGAAAGCCTACTGGATAGGATTGATGAAATCACTGAGAAGGTTATCACGCTAACAAGGATTCATTGATGACCGACGAAGAGAAACACCAAGCGCGACTAAAGAGAGATAGAGAATATCAGCGCCGTTCATTGATGAATGATGAAGAGAAGTATCAAGCGCGGTTGATCTACCAGCGAGAATATCAGCGCCGGAAAAGAGCTGAAGAGACCCCGGAGGAGAGAGAAGAGCGAAGGAGGATCGCTAGAATCAAGTACATCGCTCGAAGAGAGAGAGAGACTCCTGAGGAGAGAGAAGAGCTTAACAGGCTAGCTAGGCTTTATTATCACGCTCGCAAGGATAGCGAGACAGAGGAACAGAGACAGAAACGGTTAGCAAGAGACAGAGAATATCAGCGCAAGAAGAGAGCTGAGGAGACACCAGAGCAAAGAGAAGCGCGGTTAAAGAGACTTAGAGACCATGCAAAGACTAGAAGAAGGAAGGGGAGCTAGAATGAAAACCTATGATCTATACAATGACGATATTGGAGCAGTGGCTATTATTGATCATATGGGAGATGACAAGCGAGCAGTTGACGCGGCTAGAGTCTCCTTCATGAGAGATCAACAGACTAGGGAGCTCACTGACAAAGATCAGCGCTTAATCTCCTTCTTGGCTTCTCATAATCACACATCACCCTTCGAGCATATGACAGCAACGTTCAAGCTGACTGTTCCACTCTTCGTGCGATCTCAGATCATGCGCCATCGAACCTTTAGCTATAACGAAGTGAGCAGAAGATACACTTCAGAGAACATCCAGGTATGGCTACCTCAACAGCTCAGAAGACAGAGTGATGATAATCTTCAATGCTCGGATGGAGAGCTAGAGAATCACCAAGCGCTTGAAGCCCTTCACATATCAATCTTCTCCTCAGTTCAAGACTATAATGATCTGATTGATAGGGGAGTCTCAAGAGAGCAAGCAAGAGCTGTCCTTCCTCAAGCGCTCTATACCTCATTCTATATGACCGGCAACCTTCACAATTGGGTTAAGTTCCTTAACCTCAGGAACCATGAGCACGCTCAACCGGAGACAAGAGAGCTAGCTCAAGCGATTCAAGAGATGTTGTCTGAACTCTTCCCTGTTTCACTTCAAGCGCTGTTTCATGGTGAATCATGAGACCTATTGTGATCAGAGCAAGAGAGTTGAAGCGCCAAGGTTTAACCATTGACGCGGTAGCGCTGATCTTAAGAGATGAGGGATTCAGAACTCAAAAAGGCAGCTTTCCAGACAGGTCAACAGTGGCAAAGTATACAAGGGGAATATGTCCTCAGATTCGAGTAATGAGATGAATGATATAGACGTACAAGTTGGACAATCACGCGCACGTGAGGTGATCACTACCTTGGCCGAACTGAGACAGCGCTTAGTATATGAAGGTGATCTCTCAGAGGAGAGCAAAGATCTGTATAATCACATCGAGCAAACACTACACCAAGCGATAGGAGAGCTTTATGGCTGGAAAAGCGAAGAAGCCAAGGAAGAAGCAGACCACAAGATCTCAGAAGGCCATCAAGGAGGAGATCTTAGAGAACATAAAAACAGGGATGACGATTGAAGCGGCCGCCTTGCTCGCCGGTGTCGCTAGGTCTACCTATTATGGCTATAGAGAGAAGGATCCAAAGTTCGCTGAAGCGGCTGACCAAGCGAGTAGGTTTGCTGAAGCTGTATTCCTTGAACGGATCAAACAAGCCGCTATGGATAGAGTTGACTGGAAAGCGTGGGCTTGGATTCTTGAAAAGCGCTTCCCAGATGATTATGGGAAACGTCAAGAGCTACAAGTCAACACCACATCAGCAAGTGATGGTACAGCTGAAGTCCTCTCGATGATGGAACAGATCAAGAGTTTAAGAAACACCCCGGACTCAACAGAAGAAGAGTCCGGAGGTTCAACCTGACAACAGGAAAACGACATCCTCTGGAGTGACAAGCTCCAGTGGCAAGGTGAGACTATATCATGTCTGAGATTAAACTCAATCCTCTTCAACTAGAGATCATATCTAGGATCACTGATGAGCAGAAGATCATAAGCGCTAGATGTGGATGGGGAAGTGGTAAGACAAGCGCTCTTGTCTTCTCTATTCTCTATCTCTCCAAGACTCGACCGGGAACATCCTCTCTCTTGGTCACTGATACCAACCCAAGATATAACTCTGTCTTGATGCCTGAGATGGAGAAGTGGCTTGGTCCTCTTGGTTGGAGTTACAATCACACCTTGAGACAGTGGACCGATCAACACACCGGCTCAAGTGTTTGGTGTCGCTCCTATTATCGACCTGGAACAAGAGACGCGACACACAACCCACTTGAGGGCCTCAACGTCACAAGCGGAGTCTGCTTGATTGACGAGTGTCAGACCTTGACTGAAGAGGTAGCACATAAAGCCCTTGGTCGATTGAGAGCCGGACCATCACCAATCATGATTCTTGTTGGTCTTCCTGTTGCGGATGCTTGGTGGTGTCAAATGGCAGAGAGCGCCGGACAGCTCCCTCTCCTCTTCACCTCCTATGTCAACGAGGAGAACTTAGCGGCTGAATGGTTTGAAGCCACTAAGCTACTTCCAAAAGAGGAACGTGAGGCCATGGTTATGAATAAACCAAAACCTCCAAGCGGCCTCATTTATCAAGAGTTCACAGACTCTCACATCATAGAAGATTGGACTTATCGAGAAGAGATGACAGGTCGTATAGCGATTGACTGGGGATTCAGAAAACCTTCAATCTTGATCATCTGCCATGATGAAGAGCTAGGTGCTGATGTGATCTGTCATGAGTTCAACCCAAGAGAGGTCACAACCGAACAGCTCACAACATTGATTCTCTCGATAGCTTGGCCAAGGTCACACAGAGACAAAGCGCCAAGTCCTAAGATATGGCTAGATACAGGAGTGGCAGACAAGGCAGGCAAGGCGAGAAATGACCAAACAG